GTTGGTTTTGATAGTATCAAAGTTATCTCTAAACACCTGCGTGTCGTTGTCCTGTCCAGCTACAGGAAAGTTTTCATTTATTGCTGCGAAATTAATAAGGCTTGTCAAGGTAATTTTTCTCCACGTTGCGGGAATGCAAGGTATTTATCCTCTATTTCTCCGTCTATAATATCTATTATATAGCGATCTGCTACAAAGTCAATGGTTTTAAAATCAAATCCACTGGCTTTGATCCTAGCTACTACATTCTCAGCTGATCCTGGTTTGCAGTAGCACAAGGGCAGAGCCTGTACATATCCGGTTTCGTATGCTGCTTGTTCTTGTGTGCTACGCATCCACAGCGGTAAAAACTCTCTATCTCTGTCCCCAACTGACCCTATGCGAGATCGCATGTTTTTAATACTGTTAGGAAATACTCGTTGGTGATCGCTGTCGCTGACTAAGGGAATGTCGCTGTCTATTTTAATACTATCATAACTAATCAATACTTTGCTGTTGATGTTATTGGGTAGATTTACTGTTTGACTGATACTGCGACCGTTCTTTTCTAGGTCATCTACGATTTCTACATAGATTATCTCGTACACTGTTTCTTGCGTGGTAGGATTCTTGGCCTTGGCAGTTTTAAGACTACCAAATTTTAATCGCTTTTGATAATGATTTCTACTCATGGCCTGTACATATTTCACAGCAGCCACGCTTTCTATTCCCGCATATATCAACACTCGGAGATCAGTCTGTACTCCGAAGTTGGTATCGCCATATCGATAGAGATCAGTAGGATTGAATATCACAGCGTCAGTGATGAAATTATACCAGGCTAATCTTTTGGGTTTTGTTTGAAATGCTTTGACATACAGGTTAGCAAAAGTTTGATTGTTCTCTACAAGCACGGTGAGATTGAATGTTCTATCCACAGTGGCAAAATTCACACTGTCTCTGGCCTTGATGGTAAAAGTAAATTTGAGATCAAAGGATGTGGTAGCTGTATCAAAAACAGCAGAAAAATCTTTGCTCAAGGTAGAACTGTCTTCTGCAGGAGCAAGGCTGTCTGAACGTTCAAAAAATCTAGTTAACCCTAGACCTGTGTCGTCTGCAAACTGTTTGACCTTGCCCTGTAAGATACCAGTAGGCAAAAAAGTCAGACCTGGGGGCAAAGTACCTGATACAAACTCATAGGCTATTCTTCCACCGTAGAGCAGGCTAGCAGCTTCAATGAATTTATCACTGGCAGTGTTTGGTTTGATGGTGCCGAGATCTGTATCGGTGATCCATTCGACAGCACTTTCGATTTCACCGATCACTGTTACCGTGAAAGTCTTTTCAGTTTTTGATGTACCTGCTCTCCAGTATTCCGTGTCTGTGGGCAATCTGTTAAGGTGCGCCTGCACACAGATGTAAGTGACACCAATGAACTCTACAGCGTCATTGATTTTATAAGTGGTGGAGTTATTCCACGAGCCTTTGTATGCATATGATGTATAGGCCAGGGCTGCGGGATAGTTCACTGCACGGATTGTGAATTTATAATCTCTAGAAATTCTAGCTTGATAAGGTACAGACCCTGCTATGTCGCCTGTGGAAGTGTCCAAGGCCATGCCTGGTGGCAGTTGACTAACTGTGTTATCGGGATTGGTAGGCAATAGAAAGTATGTGATAGTACCCGATAATGTTGGAGGATCGTAGACGTCTAAGAATATGGTCACATAGTTGTTGGCTCGGAATCGGCCTAGATCGCTACCAGTGATCCATATAGGCACACGATTGCTGCTGGCATCAGCTTGGAATATATTGGTATCTACCTGAATCAGCGAGTTATCAGCTTGTAGGAACTCTTCAGTAACTACATATATCTTAAACAATCTAGTTTCTGTATACACACCGTCAGTAACAGCCACTATGAAATTGTAGATCCTGCTGAGACGTCTTGGAGTTCTGCTGGGTTCGTTGTAGTCGAATGTAAAACTATCAAACACAAACGTGTCGTAGCCGTTGCTGCGAGCTTCTACAAAGTCTATAGGAAACACGTCTAAAGGCGCAGTATCGTAGCCACCTGATGTTTCTAAAGCGTATTCCACAGCAAATATCGGATCAGTAAAGCCCGATATTACTCCTGATCGACTAAGGCTAAGACCCGGAGGCAACAATCCACCGTTGGGCATGAGATAGTATTCTAGAGTACCGCCGGCTATAAGATCTGAGTCACGTGCTTCAAGTTGAAAATCAACTGGTGCATTATCTAATACAAAATATGCTTCTGCTTCACCGACGTTTAGGAAACCTTCTTGAGTAAGCCATATGGGTCTGTCGCTGCCGTCTACTGCGAGTTTAAAAGTTCGATCCTCGACATCTACTCCATCGGTGGCACGGATCACAAATCTACTTTCTGTATACACTTTGACTTCTGTAGGGCTACCTTTGATTGAGCCATTGATCAGTTTAAGTCCACGAGGCAATGTGCCTGCAATCAAACTATATGCGACGGTGACACTGAGATTGGTCGTAGCCTGTAATGTCAGATCGATGGATATTCGTTCTGTGAGTAACCCTAGACTGCCTGCGGGTGTGATCCATGTTATCATGTGATCAATCCTTAGATAATTGTTCCACAGTCTATATCCATGCGTCCAGGCAGTAGAACAGTGCCGAAGTCTATGTTTGCAGATTGTAGAGCCACCTGCATGGCATTGGTAAATAATCCGTTGATGGTTCCGAAGTCGTAGGATTCTAGTATGTCGGTTACAGGAATAACGGTTTTAAAACTTATGATAGAGCCAAATGCGTTAACTTCAATATCCTTTCTGCTGGTAGTAGAACCCGGTGCAGCTGTACCTGCCATGGTGATCTGTTGATAGGTGCTGGCCAACATGACTCCAGCATCTGTATCTATTCTGATAAAAGCATCTGGAGCTGTGTTATTAACTGTAACAGTATCTGTGTTTTCGTTTAACAGCATCTTGGTGCCAGACACGAGTTTTTTAAATTGCAGATCAGCACCTACTTTTTCTTTGAATACACCTACGCCCACAGTACCAACGTTGGTAGCGGTGATGGTTAGTTGTGCAGATAAATCTGTGAAGTTGGCATTTACCTTTTGAAACGCGGTGCGTAGATCATCGCCTAGGCCATCATTTACCACATTGCCGATATTAATTGTTTGTATAGTCATATCACGCTCTCTTTAGTATATTTACCGTATTGTATTATCGTACCCAGTACCAAATAATGCCTGGGCCGCCGTCAAGGTCGCCCATGTAGGGTGCTGGCTCCCAGAACGCTTCACAACCTTGAATCAGTGTGCCCCACCATCCGCCACGGAATCCGTCTGTGGTTAACCAGCCTGCGTTGATGCCAATACCCACCCACGGCATACGTGCTTCTATACTGTTATCACCGTAGTTCCAATTGTTATCACCGCGTCCCCAATGTGCTAGTTCTGTGATGTTCTTGCGCCAGCCCGGTGTGCCTAATTGTGCATCGCCCATGCTGATATCATTTTCAATAGTCTGTACAAACAGGTATGGTTCGTTAGCAGTCCAAGCGCCGCCAGTAGTACCATGGTCGCGAGCAGTTATCATAAAATCAAATCCTGACTCGCTACGCTTGATCTTATCAGCCCAACTTAGGATGCTGTAGCATTGTTCAACTGTTCGTGTATCGTATTGGGCTAGTTGAGTAGGACAGGCTGTTTGATTGCGTAGAAATACTTGATCTGTGGTCCAACTACTATTAGTATTTTGAACCAACAATGTCCATCCCCCGCCTAGTGTGGTCATATCGCAGTAGACAGCAACAGGATGGCCGTCGTTGATAGCATCATTCCGTATCCAGTATACACCATCTTCGCTGTCTGGATAGTCTTGTTTGATTTGCCAAGCACTGGTGCTGTATTCTTCTCTAGTCTTGCCAGTGTGTACGCCCATTGCTAGATTACGTGCTATAAGTTCTGCTTTCTCTCTTGCTAGAATAGTCTGTTCAGTTGTGCGCAGTGAGGCAGTTAAAGCAGTTCTATCACTGATAGGCAAGGCGTCATAATATGCCAATACAGTTTCATTGCTCACTGGACCACTAACATCTGCATTCTGCAACGAGTCGTGTAGTGTGTCAAAGTTTTCATTGATGGTATTGATAACTTCAACTAACGGGTTAGCAGGATGCAGGTCTTTTAGTTCTAGTTTCTTAAATGTCATAGGATCCTCAAAATTTTCATTGACTGTGTTAATAACTTCTACTAACGGGTTAGCAGGATGTAGATCGTTTAGTTCTAGTTTTTTAATAGTCACGATATTCTCTTTTACCAGCTAGTACCAGTCCACGCTACACGAACCCAAATATCAGTTGTGTTATCAACATAGTCTTGTTTACAATAATAAATGTAAGGGTCGGAGAACACTACCATTCCTTCCTTGTCTCCGGCAGCACCATAACTATGTGCTGGCACGGTGCCATTAGGGAATGTAGTTCTACCATCTTCACTAAAAGTCCAGTCATACGCACCATTATTAATCTTGCCTACACTGGGTAATGTTAAACTGCCATCTTCACCAAACTGCCAACGGCGTAGAGTTGAATCACTCAAGTTGATCTCAATGTTGATGTTGCCTTCACT